CCTGTACGGGTGATGCTGGCTGAGTTATAGACAAGTGCATCATTGAGTAGCCACAGTGCGTTGTAGTACTTCAAACCGCTTCCCGTGTCGCTAAATACTGTGGGTGTTCCACCTACCGAACCTGAAACTTTGTTGCGGTTATGGAACTCCACATTGCCAACAGCGTTCATATATAACGCGCCATACTCTGAGAGTTCAACAGTCTGCATCGCTTGGAGTGATGTACGAGCTGTGCCAGGGTCGGTTTGAACTGTCTGCACACCTGTATCTATTTCACGCATGGATGCTGGCCATTGAATTGTGTCGAGAATTTGATTGATGCGAGTGGAAGCAAGGTCACCTGCGGCTGCTCCTGCCACTGTTGCAATTTGTGCCAGGTTAAAGAGTCGAAATCCATCAATAGCTGTGATGGTCGTATATGCCACATCGCCAACAAACTTTGGTGTGACAGTTGTGTAGCTAGTGATGTAACCAGCAAAGATGGGATAGACAACGCCCGAATAGGTTGCATTGATGATGACCTTGCGCATCGGAGTCAGGAGCCCGTAATAAGGCCCTGCCGTGTTCATCGGATTAAAATCACCATTGAGATCAACGATACGCATTGTCAGCGTGCCAGTCTGGAATTGGTCAGCTGTCACATTGCGACCGCGTGTAGTTGTTATCTGATCTACTTGATTTGAAATATCAACAATAACGCCAGCAGAATCAGCAAGCACATTTGTGCCCAGTACTCCGACATCAAGTACGAAAGGGTTAGCAAAGACAGGGCCAGTAGAAAAATTAATGACTGCATTGATGGCAGGGATGGTCATGGACTTAGCCCAGCAAGTCCGGCTGTAGGTTGGCCATTACGATTGAGTTGTTGCAAAGCAATCTGCACCGCTGTTGTTAAGCCGCCTGTGTCAATGATGGAACCCTGCACATTGATTGTGGTGTTACCTGCTCCACCTGAACCGAATTGTGCAGCTGCTAATTGAGCAGGTGACATGGAACTGGTGCTGGCAGGTAGGGAAGTGGTGTTTGTAGGGATGATTGATGCCGCTGTTGTTCCACCGATAGCACCAATAGCAATTTGAGTCGCCAAGCTAGGAGCTGCATAACTAGAAGCACTGAAAGGAATGGTGTTGATACCAAGGGTGCTCATGTATTTTTCAAGAGCTGCTTGTTTTGCCGCATCTGCTAGGGCTTGCGCCTGAGAGACAGCCAAGATATTGCGAATCTGAATGACTCTTAGATTGTCTGACTGATCGGAAGTTTCTCCACCTTGCTTCTTGACAGCTGCATCGTACTTAGCCAGGGCATCCATGATGGCTCTATTTTTATCTTCTTGGCTCATCTTGGATTTGTTGATGGCATCTACTTCCGCTGCCAAAGTATCGCCGAGTGCTTTGAGCTGTGCGTCAGTGATTGTTTTGAGTCCTGCTAGTTTTCGCAGATCAGCGTTTTGCTCATACTCAGCCAAGTCTTTTAAGCGGCTCATAATTAAGTTCGCATCATCACCTTGCAGAGCTTGCATCAGGAGAAGTCTTTTTTTCGTATCTTCATCAATCGTGCCTTTGAGAGCTGCAATGATTTGAATCTGAGTCAGGTCAAAAGCTGTATTGCCCTTTGACAATGTAAGTTTCAGGGCAGCGGCTTTCTTGTCATTTGTAATTTGTGCCGCTGTTGCTTTCTTGGCAGCTGCAAGTTTTGCCGCCGCTGTCCTGGCTTCTTGGGTAGCGATGGCACGAGCACCCGATGGCATACCTACTGTTGATGAACCTGCCAAACGCTGAGATTTACCTAATTGCTTTAGGGCTGAAAGGTATGGGCCAAGTATAGGAATCATGTTTAACGATAAATTTGAAAATCCTGGAATTTTTTCAAATTCTTTGGCAAGTACTCCAACACCCGTGATCATGTCCGCTAAATCTTGTGCAGCGGAGTCCATTCCTTTGACAAAAGAATCTAGTCCATTACTTCCTGCAAGAGATGCAAAGGCTTCAACCATAGATTTTCCGATGGTAATCTTTGCTTCCTCAGCAGCTACACCGATACGCGCAAGTTTTCCAGCATAAGTATTAGCAGCAACGGACGCGTCACCACTAAAAGTTTTGCTAAGTTGCGCTGTAATTTTGCCCATGTCTTTTGTCGCTAGGAGAGTCTTTGAAAGACCTGCACCGAGACGAGTTAAAGCTGTGGTGTTTCCTAAATAACCTTTGCTTAGAGCAGTGGTGACAGTTCCCAAATCTTTTCCTGTACCAGCTGAAACATCCATTGCTAACTTCAAAGCATTTTGTGATGTCACAGCATCGCCTGTTGCGATGTCAAGTTGTTGGAAAGCAGGAATCAAATCGGCTTTTGCCACACCCGTTGCTAGTGAAAGTGAATCAATAAACTTTACGGTGTTGGCAGCTGCAAAACTTTGTCCAAGATTTTTCATGCTGTTTGTAAGAATGGCTACTTGCTTTTCATTTTGCATAAAAGCATTAACGGATGCTTTACCAAAAGCCACGATGGCGGTTGCGCCAAGCGTGACTCCAAAAGTTGCTGCTAAATGTTTTACGCTTTTTGTTAGTTTTGCGGTTGCTGTTTCAGCTTGCTTAAATCCTTTGGCATCAAATTTGGAACCTATGTTGATTACAGGAGTGGCCATTAGGCGGCCTTCGTGAGCAAATGATTTTCAGTTTGAATATAAAATTCTTTGGTCGCTTTGTCGATGGCTCGTTGTGCAGCTCCATAGGCTCTACCTTGATTGCCAGCCCATGCCCTAAATATCAATCGACCTTGACCTTGCAGACTTGATACGATGGGTGGCAAGTTTGAAATAAAGGTTGCTCCTGCTCCTGGATTACTCGATCGTGAAACTCCCTTGCTTGCTCCACCTGCCTTGGGCCCGACCCAGACTTGACCTTGTGGATTGACTCGACCTGCGATTTCATAGATTGCGCCAGCTGCGCTCTTGTTATGAATCTGCGCCATTCCGCGAAACCCATTGCGATTGCTTTTGCCAGGCTTTGTTGTCAGCGTTATGCCTCTTTGAATCCTGGATGCCGAATAAAATGGAAAGCGTGCTTCACTGAAAGAGCGTGGAGCCCATCGACTCATGGGCGAATCAGCTGTGACATAGGCTCTGGCTTGGGCCACCACTGGCATTAACGCGGTGTGTAGCTCTTTGCGTAGGGCTTTTTCCAAGTCCGGTGTGAAGCGTTGAAGGGCTTTGCGTAGGTCAGCGTTTCCTCGGATTTCGACTTGCGGCACGCTGCACCTCTTTCGCTCTGTCCTTCAAGACATCAAGTAATGCCTTGAACATTCTTTGGTCTAACGCTAACAATTCGTTAGGCGAAATTCCTAACTCCACACTCAACGAGGCCACCAAGTAGGAGAAGGAATCTCGCTCTATCCGTTTTTTTCCTCGTCATCCAATACTTCAACGGAAATGAGTGTGTCAATAAACTGTTCACCAAACATTTCCACTTGGGCTCCGCTAACTTGGAGACACTTCCAGGCAAGCCAATAGATATCGGATTGCCTTTCCTCGTCACGGAACCTTCTGTGAATACCTGCATTGAATTGCTTCTCAAAGGCAAACTCGATACTTGGAGATATTGGATGTGTTGAGACATCTCCCGAGGCCCTAGTGATCTTAAGTTGTGCCATTGTCTGCTCCTATTAGAACGCTACTGTTGTTGAAACTACTACTGGCGTATTGACTGTGAAAGATAGAGACGAACTAGCTTCATCAGCTACGCCGCCACTGCCAACAGGTGTGAGGTTGTTGATTAAACAAGAGAACTGATATGAAGGGTTGGTCGCTGAAACAGCTGTGCCTTTGACAGTAATCATTGAAAGCGCAAGTGTTTGACCCATAGCTGCATTGAGTGTGGTCATAACTTGTGTTGCGCCCCAGTCATTGAAGAAACTAATGGTCAGGGTTGCTGCTTGCAATCCTGCGACGAATCTGTGTGAAGTATCCAAGCTGTTACCACCTTGCGGCGAGTAAGTCATTTCTGCTTACTTCTGCATCTTTACCATTGATGCAGTTCAGACTATATCTTCATCCTATTTCTAGGAGCTGCGCGTGTAGTCGTTACGGACTCTCTGCTTTCGCAGGTTGCCTCGGTATTAACCCTTTTTTAATTGGGGGCCTTCACCGATATAGCGCAATAATTTGCATCGCTGCTTACGCTGCGAGTGGGCAATCCTTTTTACCCATACTGGTCACTTCAAGTTCATCTACGATCTGTGTGAGTGTTACTGCCGAAACCAAGGATGATATATCAACGCTTGGAACTGTTGGTGCAGCTGCGGTAGCAAGTTTCACGCCGACATTATTGTTTAGATAAATACCAGCCATGTTTTACTCCTCTTCTTTGTTTGT